ATACTTTCAAGCTTCGACCGTGGACCAATAGCTGAAGCTGCAATGATGGTAAGCGGTCCTGGTAAATTCACAGGTCCAGTAAAAGGGCTTCTAAAATTTTTCCCTAGTAAATTAGATAAAGTAGAAGCTTTTCCTGAACTACAAAAAATAGTCAACGTTATAAAAGGTATGGGTAAGGGCGAACAAGCAGCAGCCATCAAAGTACTTAAACCTAAAATAGCTCAAGATAGATCAAAACTCGAATCTATTTATAATAATGACATTATAAACAATCCCAACGCGAGCAATCGTGTAGCGTCAATACTAAATAAAAACCAAGAAGCTTATTCTAAGTTTGATGATTTTTTGAATACGTTAGTCACTCCTAAAAAGATGATGGGCGGTGGAGTAGCTAGTTTAATGCCATTAAAACATGGACTCTAATTTAAACGAACTACCCGAGTCGGTACTAAAAGAACATCTAGAACTAGCCGAAAGGTTAGAACAAATAGAAGAAGTTGAACGCTGTCAAAGTGGCTTTATGAACTTTGTTAAAAACCAATGGCCAAGTTTTATAGGCGGGGCTCACCATAAAAAGATGGCTGACGCTTTTGACCGTATAGCCACAGGTAAAATAAAACGTTTAATAATTAATATGCCTCCGCGTCACACTAAAAGTGAGTTCGCGAGTCATTACTTTCCTGCGTATCTTGTGGGTCGTAACCCCTCACTGAAAATACTTCAGGCGACCCACACCGCAGACCTAGCCGTTAAGTTCGGGCGTAAGATTAGGGACTTAATGTTAACGGAAGATTATCAAAAAGTTTTTCCTGATGTATTAATTAACCCAGACTCAAAAGCAGCAGGTAAATGGGAAACCCAAGATAAAGCCAACCCTAAACTAAAAGGCGAGTATTATGCTGCGGGTGTTGGTGGTGCATTAGCGGGTAGGGGTGCGGACTTATTTATAATTGACGACCCGCATTCAGAACAAGACGCCATGAACCCTAAGTCCATGGAAGATACTTATGATTGGTATACTAGTGGTCCGCGTCAAAGGTTACAGCCAGGAGGAGCCATAGTTATAGTTATGACTCGTTGGAACATCAACGACCTTACGGGTAAATTATTAAAAGATGCTGCCCGTGACCCTAAAGCTGACCAGTGGGAAGTTATAGAACTCCCCGCTATTTTACCTAGCGGTAAACCTTTGTGGCCAGAGTACTGGAAAATAGAAGAACTAGAAGGCGTAAAAGCTAGTTTACGTGGCGGTCCTAAATGGCACGCTCAGTACATGCAGAATCCGACCAGTGAAGAAGGTGCACTAATAAGGCGTGAATGGTGGATGGAATGGGATAAAGAAAAACCACCCGTGTGCGATTACCTTATTCAAAGTTACGATACCGCTTTTTTAAAAAGTTCTTCAGCGGACTATTCAGCTATTACTACATGGGGAGTATTTTACCCAGAAGGCACAATAGGTGATGAACTATATGACGGCACAGTAGCCCATATAATTTTACTAGATTGTATCAAAGGTAAATATTCTTTCCCTGAACTAAAAGGCGTAGCCCTAGAACAATATCACGATTGGTCACCCGACGTAGTAATTATAGAAAATAAAGCTAGTGGTATACCGCTTACTCAAGAACTTAGGAATATAGGTATACCCGTACAGAACTTTACTCCTAGTAAAGGAAATGATAAGATTGCTAGAGTAAACGCCAGTACCCCACTTTTTGAGTCGGGCATGGTATGGGCACCAGATACTAAATGGGCTAATGAAGTTATTGAAGAGTGTGCTGTTTTCCCTGCTGGGGATCACGACGACTTAGTAGATTCAACCACTCAAGCTATGCTTAGGTTTAGACAAGGTGGATTCGTTAGGCTACCTAGCGACTGGGAGGAAGAAGAACTATACTACAAACGTAAAGTAAGTTATTATTAACCATGGCTATAGAAAAAGAACCAATAAACATTGACCAAGACGGCGCAATAGACATAGAAATTATGGACATGCTACAAGGTCAAGCACCCCAAGAAGACATGGGGATGGAAGTCCAGCTTCCCGAAGAAATGAACATACAAGGCGATATGACTTCAGCTTTTGAAATAGGTCCCGACGGCAACGTCATACCTATGTTTGAGTCAGAAGAAGTATCCGTCACCGATCATCAGGCTAATCTTGCTGAGACACTAGACTCCTCAGACTTATCCACATTAGCTAGTGAACTTTTAGAAGCTTATGATTCAGATAAAGAATCTCGACAAGATTGGCTTGATACCTTTAGTAAAGGTTTAGACCTACTAGGCATAAAAACTGAAGAGAGAGAAGAACCTTTTCCAGGAGCCACAGGTGTGCATCACCCATTACTAAGTGAAGCCGTAACTCAATTTCAGGCTCAGTCCTATAAAGAACTATTACCTCCTGGTGGTCCAGTAAAAACTAGAGTCATGGGTCCAGAAACTCCAGAAGTAGCTGGTCAAAACCAGCGTGTTAAAGAATTTATGAACTATCAAATAACAGAAGTCATGAAAGAGTATGACCCTGAAATGGATAGTTTGCTGTTTTATCTGCCTTTAGCGGGTAGTGCATTTAAAAAAGTCTACTATGACAACCTATTAGGTAGAGCTACTAGCCGTTTAGTAAAAGCTGAGAACCTAGTAGTAGCTTATGAAACTGTAGATTTAGAAACTAGCCCACGTTTTACCCACACTATGACCATGACGGGCAACGATTTAAAGAAATTACAGCTAAACGGCAGTTACCGTAACATAAATATAGGGGAAGCTAACCCAGATATTGACTACAATGAAGCAAAAGAGAAGATGGATGAGCTACAAGGCATATCTCCATCAATGACAGACTACGACGAATACAGTGTTTTAGAGATGCATGTCAATTTAGAGCTCTCAGAAGCTGATGATTACGGTTTCGCGGTGCCTTATGTAGTAACTATACTAGAAGAACAAGGTGAAATACTATCAATAAGACGTAATTGGGAACCAGAAGACGAATTATTCAGTAAAAAAGAGTATTTTGTACACTATAAGTTCCTTCCAGGACTAGGTTTTTACGGATTTGGTCTAATTCACATGATTGGAGGACTAACTAAGTCCGCAACCTCTATTTTACGTCAATTAGTAGACGCAGGTACGCTAAGTAACCTCCCCGCAGGCTTTAAAGCACGTGGAATGAGAGTCCAGGGCGAAGATGAGCCACTTAGACCAGGAGAATTTAGAGATGTTGACGTTCCAGGCGGAGTAATTCGTGATGCATTGATGCCTCTGCCTTATAAAGAGCCGAGTAGCGTATTAAGTCAGTTATTAGGTGTAATTATTGACTCTGGAAGACGTTTTGCTTCAATTGCTGACATGAATGTAGGAGATATCGGCTCTCAACAGCTACCAGTAGGCACTACAGTAGCTATGTTAGAAAGAGGCAGTAAAGTGATGAGTGCTATACATAAACGTATGCATTATGCCCAGAAAAAAGAATTTAGGCTACTAGCTAACATATTTAGTAAAAGTTTACCTCCTGTTTACCCATATGAAGTACCAGGAGCCAGCAGAGAAATAAAAGCTACTGATTTTGACGATAGAGTAGATATAGTACCCGTAAGTGACCCAAACATATTTAGTATGGCACAAAGGGTGATGTTAGCCCAACAAGAACTAGAAATGGCTAGAGCAGCACCCGAAATACATGATTTACGTGAAGCATACAGACGTATGTACGAAGCCCTAGAAGTTAAAAACATAGACGCTTTATTACCGCCTCAATCGGAAGTACCAGCCCGTGACCCAATAACAGAACAACAAGCAGCACTAACAGGTCAGCCAATACAAGCTTATGTGTTCCAGAACCATGATGCATATATAGCTAGTCATACTGCTTTTTTACAAAACCCAATGGTACAACAGAATCAAAGTGCTACGGTAACTATTCAAGCTAATATACAAGAGCATCAAGCTATGAAGTATAGACAACAGATTGAACAAGCTATAGGTCAACCTTTACCACAAATGGGCGAAGGTGAAATGCCACCAGAAGTAATGAACCAGATAGCAACCGCAGCAGCACAAGCTACTCAACAAGTAACGGGACAAGAACAGGCATTAATACAAGCACAACAAAACGCTCAAGTAGAGCCGTTAGTACAATTAAAACAAGCTGAAATACAACAAAAAGCACAAAGCGATCAATTAAAAGCTGAAGTTGACTTACTAAAACAACAATCAACCGAAGCTATAGCGGAAATGAAAATAGCCCAACAAAGAGAAC